ACTTGTAGCCATACAATGCAGTTAGACATGCTTCAGGTCAAGTCTAAGAGGTATCAAAATCTTGATCCGGCTTCTCGTTGGGATGTTGACTTGGCTAATGACGGAACTATTCGGAATGTTCAAGTTCCTATTGAGGTTACTGGTGAGAGTAGGAATTCTCTCAATTGCCGCCCCGGTCAAGGTGGTCGTCAGGATAATAGTTTTCGGATCTATTATCAGAAGATAGGCAATAAGCGATATATATTGGAGCCCGGACAGACAGTTTATCATACTATCAAATTTCCAGCTTTTAGGATGTCTGGCAAACAGATCAATACGGAAATCAGTGCGGGCGTTGGTGCTACGCAGAATCCCAAGACTCAGTTTTGCATGGTTTTTACCAGAGGCTTAGGTTTGGTATGCGATGGTGCAGATGCAGATGTTAATGTTGGTGCAACGACATGTGTTGTCACTGCTATTGTCAAACATCAATACCGTGCATCATTTGTTAGTAAGGGCTATCAGACCTACAACACTAATCTACTTCCTCAAGCGGGCGCTTTTGCTACTCAACAAGAAATCAATGTTGAGACAGAAGCTCAAGAAGCGTACACTTCGTTTACTTAGATTAAATTAATTAATTAAATTTCATCGTCAAACCACCCTTTCATAGCTTTAGCCCAATCGTCGTCGTCGATAGCTCCTAGCATAGAATCTAACATACAACATTCTGCGCATCCGCAATAGCTGCATCCTCCCTTTTCCATTTGTAGGTCGCAGCCATTTGAGGGAATTGGATTATGTGGTCTATCCGCCTCATCAGCTGATCCAGATTCTCCTGGTTTAACCATTCCCAATGCTTGAAAGTCTCGAGGGGTCCCAATGGGGTCGTGATGTAAATCCGTTTGGCTACCATTTGGACCATACCACCCTTGGTCTCTACTTGCATTGGATATCGATCTAGTAGGTTCAACAAGTATTCGAACGGTATCTCCTTCGAAGGCCTGAAATCGTCGAGTATAACATCCATTTGGCCATGATACCCGCACCACCACTTGTTCCCCCCAGCTTTGGAGTAACCCATTTCTCCAACTTCTTCCCATACCCAACGGGATTTCCCAGTTCCGGTTGGACCGTGAATCCAGAATACTTCTGTTTTGAAATTCCTCGGTTTCATACACAGGGTCGCTATCACTTGCAAGCCCCTGTGGTATTTTACAACCTGTTCAACATGAACGTTACCACGAATCATATCGGCTATAGTTCCACCCTCTCGGAGGAAATCTACAGCCTCGTGGATATCAGTTCGCTTACCTTGAGCTGGTCGAGTTCCTCGTTCCTCAAAGGTTGGATTTTCTGGCTTGACTTTTCCATCCTTTTCATAAGGACCCTGGATATAGGCCAAGTTCTGTGTGAAATTTCCCATTGCAACTTCAAGATGCATTCTTGGCCCTCCGTTTCCAGAAATGTGAGTTCCTGCTGCTGGAGCAGTTCTTGGGTTCTTAAATGTAAGATACCCTTGTAGGTGTGGAGTACCATTCTCGCCTACTTCTTGTGCCAACATGATATAGTTGAATTCCTTGTAACTAAGGAGCCAATCCTTTTGTTCAAGCGTCCAATTGTTAAGAGTAAAGGTAAATGCTCTGCCTCTTGACATGAAATAATGAACACTCAAAAGTGTTTGCAAAAGTGTTTGGTGTCTCTTCAAGATACCAAAATAAAAAAAGTATTGCCTGCATGTATAGCACGCCTTAAAGGCGGGTTTCTTCATCGTATGGACATGCAGGCAAATGACGCGCGAGGGACCCGCGGCGGAGCGAAGCGGAGAGCGACGGAACGGAGCGGAGCGGGACGTGCGACGACTGCATGGACAGACGATGATGAAATCCCGACGGCGCTTGTCCACCAGTCAAACATCTGCACATATACACAGAAAACTCTTCAGCGGTGGAACGCAGGCAGTTCTATTAAGTTGCCAGGAAGGGAACCGTTCAACCGCAAGGCGGTAGACACGGAGGTTCCCTACTATTACCCTGGCAACTTCTGTGCCTGGAACTTTTGTGCAGTTGTAACGGTTTTCACAATTTTAGAAAACGTTCAATCTATGCCAAAATCCCGATCCAGAAAGTATTCGAGATCAAGAAGGAGAACTACCAGTGGACGACTCAGGGGAAAGGCTCCACCTGGTTCTTGGGCTTCTTACCCTTCTACGGACACTATACGAGGTGGTATGCGAAATATCGATACCAGCAGATTTTTTAGCAGTCGTATGGGAACTAGTCCAGAGACTAAGTATCTTGATAGAATTCATCGCAAACGTGTTGCAGCGGCTAATGCCAAACGTGGTATTGTCCCTGGTCCGAAACCTCGGGGGTCGATGAAATATGCTACTCGTACTGTGGGTACTCAGACTGATAAACGATCTCATGATGTTCAGTTTGGAACAGCTGGTCGTGGAGGAAAAGGAATGGCTGCTGTTCCTTATAAGGAGTTGTGTGACATCCTTTTTCCAATTCTTCGTGAGCGTAAGGAAGCTTATGGATTTACGGCTGGAAGTATTGTGAGTGCAGTTGGTGCACAAGCATATGATCAGCAATCTTTCTTTACTCAAGGCGAACTTCAAGGATGGTATGCCAAATCTTTGGATGCTCAAAATTTGAGTAATGTAACGTTCCTTGGTGTTGGCGCTCAAGTGGATTGGATGTTCATGTATTTAGGAGGTAGTATAACGTATACGATTACTAACACTTGTAGCCATACAATGCAGTTAGACATGCTTCAGGTCAAGTCTAAGAGGTATCAAAATCTTGATCCGGCTTCTCGTTGGGATGTTGACTTGGCTAATGACGGAACTATTCGGAATGTTC